AAACCTATAACTGTTGATGTTGTTGCAGAAGGTACAGTATAAACACTTGTCTGTGATGTGCCTATTGCTGAACTAACTGCGTTCTTAAAAGTGTTAGCCATTTTTTAATCCTTATCCTAACGCAATAGCAAAAGCAATGGGATCGTCTATTGGGGCAAAACGAGCATCACTTTCAGTTTTTGTATAATGGGTTGATAGCGAAAATGTACCATAAGCTACTAGGTCTAAAATATCTCCTGCTGTAGCACCCGATGCCAGTACAACTGCTGTACCTGACGTAGCAGTAAAGTCTGTACCTGCTAATAATTTTACACCGTTAAGATAAACATCTACAAAACCTGCGTCATAGGTTATGTTAAATGTAGTCTGTCCACTTGTGGCTGTATAAGTTTGTCTTGATGAAGTTCCATTTACAGATGAACCTGCTGCAGTAAAACCAGAGCCACCATAAACTTGCATAGAGTTTGTGGTAGTATTAAAGTAGAGAGCACCTACAACTAAGGCATCACCGTCATTGTCTGTGCTAGGAGCAGATGACTTAGCACCAAGGTATCTGTCATCAAACGAATCAAAACTAGCTGCTGCAGAGGTTGCACTAGAAGCTGCTGCTGTTGCACTACTTGCTGCTGCAGTGGCACTTGAGGCAGCGGCTGTAGCACTAGAAGCGGCTGCAGTAGCTGATGTTGCTGCATTACTACCTGATCCCAGAATACTATCAACATATGTCTTGGTTGTCAAGTCTGAATTTGCACTTGGTGTATAACTTGCAGTAATTTTATTACTACCTGCATCTACTGCACCTGTTAGAGTACCACCTGCTAATGGTAAAAATGTATCAGTTGTATATTTCTTAGTTGCTGCATCTTGGTTAGCTGTTGGATCACCTAAGCCTGTAATCTTAGCTGTACCCATAGCTATAGCACCACTCATTGTACCACCTGCAAGTGGTAGCTTGGCAGCTATACTATTTGTAATTGTCGTGCTAAAACTTGCATCATCGTTGATAGCTGCAGCTAGTTCGTTGAGTGTGTTTAATGTTCCAGGTGCTGAGTCTACAAGTGCAGATACTTCTGTATCGACATAGTTTTTAGTAGCAGCATCCTGTGCATTACTAGGATCAGTAACGTTAGCAATTGTTGTACCTGTAACGTCCAGTGTTCCGTTGACTGTCACGTTGTTAAATGTAGATGTACCAGAACCTGCAGTTACGTTACCAGTCACATCACCACTAATGTCACCAGTAATGTTACCAGTTATATTACCTGTAATGTTACCTTGCAAGTTACCAACAAAGCCAGAGCTTGCTGTAATTGTTGTACCTGTTATGGCTGCAGCACTATTAGCCCCGATAATAGCACCATCAATAGCACCACCATTAATATCAACAGTAGCTAATGTCGCTTGACCAGATGTTGACACAGTTGTAAAGCTACCTGCTGCAGCACTAGAAGCACCAATAATTGTACCATCTATGTTACCACCGTTTATGTCTGCAGTTGCTACAGTTGTAGTTCCTGTAGCGGTTAGTGCAGTGAATGTACCTGCTGCTGCTGTAGAAGCACCTATTATAGTGCCGTCAATGTTACCACCGTTTACATCTGCTGTAGTTACTGTAGTAGTTCCTGTTGCAGTAAGATCAGTAAACGTAGCTGCACCTGCAGATGCTGCACCTATTGTTGCACCGTCTATTGCACCACCGTTAATGTCTATGTTAGAGAATGTAGCAGAACCTGTTACAACTACAGAGTCTATATTACCTACACCATCTACATAAAGATCTTTGAATTTAAGTGAAGAACTACCAATGTCTATATCATCATCAGTTACAGGAACAATAGCACCATCTTGTATACGTACTTGCTCTACTGCAGAACCGCTTACTTCACTAAAGAAACCTATTCGATTATTGCTTGTGTCTATTACAACTTTGTTTAGTGCATCACTGTCAGCTATCAAAGGTACGTATCCACCTTCAGTGGAGCTACCATCATGTTTATGTCCAGTAGCTAAAGCAAATGCATCTCGTATCGCATTATATTCTGCGTTTACTGGTGCAGCTTTAATAACCGCATTAGCGATAATATCTGCTGCTGATTGTCTTGAATAACCTGCCATGTTACAACCTGTCTCCTACCCCAAACGTAATCACTAAACCTTGAATACTGTGTGATGCATTTGTGTCATTAGTTACGTATTTTAAAGATGCGGATTTGCCTGATCCTGATATATTAGTGCGTTGCACTGGTGATGGATTACCATCGTAAATTGCTGTACTATTATATGTAGCTTCGTTATAGAAAGCTGCAGCACCTGCAGTAGATAAATTAAAGTTAGTTGGATTTAATGTTTCTACATCAGCGTAATCATAAAGAGCCGACATAACGATAGAGTTGTCACCTTCTGATCTTAAATAAGTTGCTATGGTATAAAATATCTTGCGTTGCTCTGGGTCTTGCATATGATAAAAAGGTGTTTGAAAAACGCTTAGTATTGGATCTCCTGCAAAACTATTACCTTGCTCTTGCTGTTGTACTTTACCTGCTGAAGTACCATGTATAACAATTTCGTTTTGTCCTATGTAACCACTAGCTGCACAAGTAGCTGTGATACCTAGCATTTGGCTATATTCAAACTGTAGTCCGTTAGGCGTTTGTCTAAAACCCCCAATAATACCTTGAGAGTCTGCTGCTGCAAAGAAGTATCTAAATTGTGTCTTTTGTCTAATTACTACAGCGTTAAGACCATCAAGGTCAATATCAAATACAATGTCTGTAAAGATAGACTGAATGTCTTTTGATACAGTTTCAAGATTAACGTCACCAATCTTATCTGTACCTGATATAGGACGTAGACCATCTTGAGATAAGAATAATAAGTCACCACCAATTTCTATAACACTGTCTGTGGCAAGACATCCAAGATCGTCAGTAACAGTTTGTAATGCAAAGTTAGCTAGTGCAGTACCTGATAGTTTCTTAATGTTAGTCGAGCCAAATATAAATAACTCATTTCTAAATGATTTAATTGCAACTACAGGAAAGCCTACATTTATTACACCTGCTCCATTACTTGCGGCAAAGTCTGTTTCTGCAAGTGGAGCACTAAAAAATATCTTAGTCGGATGTGCAGGATCACCTGCTAAAAATAAATGGTTTTGAAATATAGCAGAAAACTTTGGGTCTGTTGGTGCATCAGAGTGAGTAATCTGAGTATAGGTTGTACCATCATAAGTAGCTGCAGGGTTTATACCGTCTGTTAAAACAACCTTTGGTGTAGCAAAGTTAAACCTAGAAAATCTAACTTTAGTTACTCCTACCATTGTAGGTGAACCTGAAGTAGTTACAGCATCCCAAGATGAACTAGAGTTATTCCATTTATGTAAGTAGTTACTACCTGATGATGGTTTTCTACAAGCTAGTATTCCATCGTTAATACCATCTGCTACACAAACACCTAGTACACTTCCTGTACCTGTAACTGTGCCGTAGTTGTTAGCAAAGCCACTTATCTTTCTGTAACCACCAGTAACAGCAGGTTCATAGTTAAGTAATGATATAGCTGATCCAGGCTGTGTCTCACCTTGAGAAAGCACATCCCTACTAGTGTTAAGCCCTCCCTGACAGAAGACTTTAAAGGAAGCTAGATTATCAGCCATTATATACCGCTAGTAAAGGAACTTGTTCTTGCATCACCTACAATAGTGGAGCGTACAAATAAAGTATCATCAAAGGTAACTCTACGCATTGTCTTAATGCCATCTTCAAAATTATTCTGATGCATGGCAGCACTCTGTTCATTGCTACGGAAACGCATCATAAACATCATAGCACCGTCTATAACTACGTGTTTAAAACGATCTGGTATAATTGCTACATCGTTAAAAGCAGTTAAGTCTGTAGGAAATTTCCAATACACATACTCTATTTCATAAGCTGCATCAGGTATAGGACTAACACCAAAAGCATTACCTAATGTTTGATATACTAATGCAGGAGGACCATCTCCGTTTACCTGATCACCTGTATCATCTGATGGACGCACATTCTGTATGTACTGCTCATAAGATATGGTGCTTAATGGCATAGGGCTATTGTTTTCGGAATTTAATTTCTTAAGATAGAATGTATCCCAATCTGTGCTAGAGTAATCTGCAGGAAAATCATACTGTCTTGTACCTATAGTAAGAGTCTGTGTAAAAGTTGTTTTAAGGAAAGGCCACTCTTGACCATCCTGTAGAATAAGTCTAATGCTACTATTTATTGCATCTTTAGCTAAAGCTTGTACATTCCTCACAGAATCAAAGCCATCACCTGCAGTATCAAGTGTAACTTCATTCATGCGTCTTAACAATTCATTTACTAATGTTACATAAGTAGCCATAGAGTTATCCTACTGTTAGATATGCTGAAGGGCAAGCTTGACAAAGCTCGCCCGACAGTCTATGTGTAGTATTAAGCAGCGTTGTAGATAGCTGACACCAATGCTTGTGGGCGTAGAATTTTACGTCCATATAGGTGCATACCACGTACAATGTCTGCAAATGAGTCTGGATCACGGTAGTTTTCAACTTTGTTGATCTGCTCTGCAGAAGCAACCGCATCTTCCTGACCTGCCAAGATAACACCG